AGGACGGCTGGGGATTTGGTGCTCTCCGTCTTGGGGATCGGTTGCCACGTTCCGGACACCACGCTGGTCGGCGTTCCCGTGGTTCCGCGCTGGCCGAAGGTCACCGTGTCATCGAGGGGCGCCGTCGCCTTCTCGCTGACATCCGGATCTTCCAGGTACACCTTCACGCCGGTAAAGTTCTCAGCGGTGGCGGATGGGTTTTTCGTCCAGTGGATCGCCACCTCGATCTGCCCGTCCTCCTTCTCCTCGACGGAGCTATCGAGGCCGATGACCGGCGGCGGCTCTTCCCCGGCCCCGCCTCCGGTGGTCCCGCTGGGGCTTCCGCGCTCGTAGATCCAGGTGCCGAGTTTGGTGGTCGCCATATTACCCCGCTGTCACCCTCACGGTTTCCATCGGCTCAATCGAGATCGAGCTTTCCCCGTCAAACAGAAACTCGCCCGCCGCGCACGTCACGTTGAAGTTGTTGGGGCCATTGTCGTTGGTCAGTATCAGCGTGCGGCCCTGATAGGCATAGAGCGGGAGGAGCTGGAGGTCCACGTCGTTGGCGGAGGTATCGGCGCGGATGGTGTGGTCGGTAGCCGCGCTCGCCCACGCTGCGGTGGTCGCGGGATCGAGCCGCGCGGGTCCGATCTCGCGGACGGTCGGCGGCTGGCCGAACACGTAAATCTCGCGCATGGGCGCCACCAGCTCCGCGCTCAGCCGGTCCTGATCGTCCACCAGGAAACCGCCCACCAGCGCCACGCGATCTCTGAGGTTGTCGACGCGCATCCGGATCTCGGCGCGGAGCGGGAGCGGCGCATCGAGGTCGCTGGTCCGCGCGGTGTAGACCCAATCGGCCGCTTCCACGATCCCCACCGAATCGGGGCCGAGCGGAGGGTAGAACGGCGGACTCACCGTGATGGTGGTGGCATCGTTGTCCACGATGGGCCGGAACTGACCGGCGCCGGTCCCGAACAGGACGCGGTAGATTCGTCCGATCTCCTCGTCGGGCCGCAGGCCCGCTACCCCGAACTGGTTGCGCCCGACCGAGTTGTCCCACATGGGATCGGTGACGGTGGTGGCGGTCCTGGACACCGCGAGCGAGCGGACGATCAGGACATCCCCCGCCTCCACCGAATCGGCTGGCCCCGTGCCCCGGACGCAATCCGGCGTCACCGTCAGCTCCCCGGTCGCTGAATCGAACGCGGTGACGCTGAAGTTCCACAGTGGCGCCGCGCCGTCTGACTGGTCCGCGAGCGCGGAGAGCGGTCGGCCGATCCAGCTGTCCGTCGATCCCACGAAATCGGCGGCGCGGATCTTGTTCGGCGCGATCACCTCCGTCACCAGGACTCCCGCCACCCCGGAGTGCCACACCTGTTTGGCGGCGATGGCGATCTTACGCGCCGCGGCCTCCGGGAGCCCCTCGGTCATGGGGTGGATCGGGCCGGGTACGCTCACCGCCCCGGACAGATCGATATCGATCTCTTGGAGCCCGATCGTACGGCGGTCGGTACCAGCCCAGAGATCCCCCCTGCTGCCCGCATCGGGCGAGAGCGCGATACTCAGCTCCACCCGCTGGTTGGCGAGCCCCTGGGGGATCCAGAGCCCCACCAGATTGGAAGGAGGGAGCGGGGTCTGGAAAGAGGGCTGGGTGACGGCCGCGTACACCGTCATGGGGCCGGTGAGCGTCCCTCCCGGCTTGAGCTGAGCCCCCACGATCCGGGGCTGGTTCCCCTCGGTGTACTGGTTGATGGGCATCTTCCCCGCCACCCAGAGCGCCGCCTCCCAGGCGCCGTCCCGGCTGATGTTGTAGTCCTGCCAGACATCGAACGTCCTGGCCTTGCCGTCCGGGTAGAGCGGATCCCCCGGCCAGGGGCCCACCTCGTTGGGCATCCAGGTCAGGCCCGAGATCGATTGGAGCCGCTCCAGGATGATCGGCGGCGCCATCACATCGTCGGGCTTGTCGCCGTAGGTGAGGTCATACATGTGGTTGGTGGTCGGCGTCGCCTCGATGTCGATAGACCAGTCCGGGTTGAGCGTCCACCGCTGGCAGCGGCCCTCCGCGTACTTCCGGTTGGAGTTGTCGGGGTTCGGGGGGAGCCAGTCGTGCTCCATCGACACCACATCCCCGGCCATCGTCCGGAGTCCCAGGATGGTGGTGCGCCACCGGAGATCGCGGGCGCGGAGCTGCTCCTCGATGTCCGCGCCGCCCAGCTCCTCCCGCAGCCGGGTGGTGACTACGCGGGCGCACTGGGATTTCGAGCTGATGCCGGGGAACGTCATCGTGCTCATGTGGTACTCGGGCGAGTCGGGCGTCCCGACGTGCCGCGCGTGGTCGATGTCGTAAACCGTCACGTTGTTGAGCTGGAAGTCGAACTCCTCGTCCCCAAACTGGCCGGTCAACCAATTGAACTGCGGCTTGTGCGGAGCCACCTGGAGGCTCTTGAAGAGGATCGTGTCGCGCGTGTAGGCGTTGCCCACGTCCCGGACGCTCGAATCGTTCCTGATCCCGATCCACAGCTTTCCGTCGACGAAGGTGTAGAAGCCCAGGCCGCAGTTGCAGATTTCCCGGAGCCAGTCGCGGAGCGGCTTCCGCTCCTTGAGAGCGCCCCGGAAATAATACTGGCGCTCCTGGCCGTAGCCGATCACCTTGTCCACCATCAGGTCGGCGGTAGCCGCGGCTGAGATCGCCTGTCCGACGTCAAAGTGCTTCTCCATCTCGGCGGCGCTCACCGCCCCGCCCCGCGCCTCGTCCACCCGGAGCCCGATAGCGCGGAGGTACACGTTCACCGCCACCCACACGAAGTTGGAGAGCGCCGGTTGCCAGACTCGAGCCCCAGGCGCGGTCCACCTCCAGCCGCCGATCCCGCCAGTCACCACCACGGTCATCGCCCGGTCGGCCACCTTGGAGAGCTGGAGGCCCTTCTCATCGCTCCTCCGGATCTCGGCGAACGCGAGCCCAGCGGTGTAGGTCGATCCCGGTGGAGGGATGTTCCAGGGCGCCTGATCCAACCCGAAGAAATCCATCGTCCCGGCTGGATCGTTCCCCAGGATCCCGCGCCACCCGCCGTTCCGGAGCGGATCGTGGGGCGGCTGGGCGTCCAGGCGGTGGCGGATCAGGTCGGTCGAGTAACCGGAGATCGGCCCCTCCCCCACGATCCCCAGGGCGCTGTAGAAATCGCTCTCGTCCCGTCCTGCGGCCACGTCGCACGTGATATTCATCGGGGTGTCGGTCCAGATTTCCTGAACCGGCCGCTCGTACACCGTGTCCTGAATCACCGTGACGCTCGTAAGGTTGGATCGACCCCACCCCCATGTGCCGGTGGAGTTGTCCTTCACCCGGACCCGGTTGGGCGCCACGATAGAGCCGCCAAAACTCTTGGGCACCCCGCGCTCCACGCATTGCTCCCACGATTTCTCGCACCGGGGGAGCGAGCTGGTGGAGGGGCAGTACCGGCCCTTGTAGACCTTCCAGCAGGAGCGGGTCATGGTCCGGGTGGGGTAGCCGAGCCCCAGCTCGAATGCGCCATCGGTGGCCGAGAGGGTGAACTTGCCCTCGGCGTCGAAATCCCACGGGAGAGCGTAGCCCGACCACAGCCGGCAAATGTAGCGTGACTCCGCATGGAACAGCGCGAACCGGATCAGGGCTTTCTCCAGGTTGATCTGGTTGATCAGGCTGATCCACACGCCGTCCGCGTTCCCGAACGTAAACCGCGCGGTGTCGCTCGATTCCCCTATCGATTGCGAGATCCCGCCCCAGTCGATCAGCCGGGGGAGATACTCTATCGTGTCCAGGGTGATTCGCTGGTTGGACACGTAGATCGGCGCCGGGGCGGGGTTCGAGCCACCGTCTCTGATGGGCTTGGGCCGCGCCTCGATGGTGATCAGCGGGATGATCCGCTGCGCCTGCTCCCGGAGCGCCTCGGTGAACACGGTATCGGGGAACCGCGTCACCGTGGCCGCGCTGGTGTACGGCGCGTGCGCGGGCGGAATCTCCACCAGGGTGATTCCCGGCCCCCCGGTGAGCATCCCCATCAGCATGGGGAAGCTGATCGCCGGGTTCTCGTACCGGGCGGTGACGCTGATTTTCCTGACGTTGTTGTCCCAGTACTCGAATGGGAATTGCGCGTACACCCCTCGGGCCTGGGTCCAGTGGTCGCGGAGCAGCTCGTATTCGTTGCAGGAGAGATGGTCCTTCCGGACGCGGAACCGGCGGGCGCCATCCCCCAGGACGAAGCGCTGCTCCGTCTTTAATCCTCCCTGATCGAAGGAGTGGATGACAATCGGGACGTCGTAATCCATTCCCCCGCCCCAGTCGGAGCGGAGCGGGAAGGCTCCGATGGTCGGCGGGACGGGGATCGGGATCGGCCCCAGGTTGGCCATCAGGCCACCTCCCGCAGTGAAAGTCCCGCCTGGACGCGCGGGATCGCGGTGGTTTCGCTGTAGCTGCCATCGAACACCACGGTGTAGCGGCCGATGGGATCCTCGCCGGTCGGATCGTATGAAAACGGGGGGATGGTTTCACGTGGAACGTACACGTAGAACGGGATCCCCTTGTGGGCGAGGTAGAAGTTCCAGAGCTCGTCCCGCTGCGCGGTCGAGAGCGCCCTGGTGATCTGGAAATACCGGCGCGGGTTGAGCGAGAGGGCGACGCGCTCGCTGGCGCCGTCCGGGTACTGGTTGACCAGCGCCTCGTACCGCATCTCCACGGTGAAGGCGTTGGCGAGGATCCTGGGGAGGACTCCGACAGGCGTGGCTGGGGCGACAGGGTTGGGCATCAGGCCATCACCGTTGACGGCTCCAGCAGCGAGCCCCGGAGGTCGTTCCGGGAGGACCCTGCTCGGGTCGCAGCGGCGTTGGCTTGTGCCACGGTAGCGGGATTCTCCTGCATCACATTCACTACCTGGCCTGAGAACAGAGAAGTTGCCTGTTGCGGATTGAGCTGCATATACAGCCCCTGGGTCGCCCACTGGGTGGTGGTCGTGCCCACGTAAGGGCTCTGGACGAGCTGGCCGTTGTTGTAGACCGGCTGCGTCTGGAGCCCGCCGCCCGATTGCGCCATCGTCACCCCGTACATCGGGCGGGGCATGTTGGCCATCTGGCCGGTCGAGAGCGAGTAGAGCCGGACCAGCTCCTGGACCTCGGCGCTCCGGACGGCCACGGCGATATTGCCGCCGTACTGCTGCTTGGCGATCTCCGCGATCTGCTTCCGGATGTTGGCATCCGGGATATCGATCCCGTAGACCTGTTTGATGGCGGCGCGGATCTTCTCGTCCTGGGTTTTGATGAACAGCCGCGTGATCCCGACGCCCAGGCCTACCGCTGCACCGATCCCAGCGCCGATGGCTGCTCCCAGCGGGCCGCCGAACATCATCCCGATTCCGGCGCCGGTCAGAGCGCCACCCGCCGTGCTGCCGAGGACGCCCCACGCTCCGCCTTTTTTCCACGATGCCGCCATGATGCCCAGCCCAGCGCCCGCCATCAGCCCGCCTACCGGGTGCTTGGCGCCGAACGTCTTAGCCAATCCCCAGCCGGTCATCATCCCGCCGCCGACGCCCATCGCGAGGCCGCTCCAGCCGCCGCGCTGCATCCCGGCCATCATCACGGGCGTGCCGACAGCCGCCATCGCTGAAGCCATCCCTTTGGACCCCATGATGGCGCCCAGCTTCTCGCGGGGAGTCGCGCTCGCCCACGGGATCTGCACCATCCCGCCGAGCGGTCCGGGAACGGTGACGGGCTTACCGATATTGAAGGAGGCTTTGAGCTGCTGGATTTGCTGGGACCACTGGGAGGGCTGTCTCTGCCCGAGCCCCCAGAGCCCGCCCGTCATCACGGGATGACGGGTGACGGGGAGGCCAGCCAGCTCATCGAGGCTGGGCATCCGCTGCATGGGTAGCGGCATCCCCCAGGTTCCGGTCATCAGGTTGGGGAGGCCAGCCAGCTCACCGAGACTGGGCCCAGGCGCTGCCGTGCGCGCGGGGTAGCCGCCCAAACCGGCAGCGCGATTGATGGACGGCAGACCGGCGAGGTCATCGAGCGTCACCGGCTGGAGCGGCCCGTACCACGGAGCAGGCTGGCGCGGACCGTACCAGGGAGCAGGGCCGCTCATCCCCATTAACTTTTGCACCTTCCGTACGTAGTCCTGCGTCTCGGCGGGCAGCGGCCTGCCTCTTTTGATCGCCCGGTCGTAAGCCGCTGGCCCCATGTTGTACGCTGCCAGCGCGGCGGGTAGGTTGCCGTAGCGGTTGAGCAGCCGCCGCAGTTGCGAGGCGCCGCCCATCGCGCTCTGTCCCGGATCGAAGGGGTTGGTGATGCCCCAATCCTGCATGGTGGCGGGCATCAGTTGCATCAGGCCTTTGGCGCCCTTGGGTGAAACGGCGTTGGCGCGTAGGTTCGATTCCACCCGCGCGACGGATTCAAGAAGAGTTGCCTCCACGCCTGTCTTGGCGCTGGCCTCTTCAATCGCGTCTGCTATGACGTCGCGGGTGTCCACCCGGTCGGCCGAGCCCTGGCTGCTAAGCCGCTCCACCGTCTTGGCGAAGAGGACCGTGGCTTGGC